TTTTCATCAGTAATAACAATTCGTTCTGTATTATATATTTCCTTATTGTATTTGATATTACACATTTCTGCTGTTGACTGTATAACTGCTCTTCCCGTGGTTGTCACTGCCACTGCGTTGTCAACATCATAGAACCGGAACGCAGGTAAGCCGAGCACACCATAAAGTGAATTAAGTAAAATCTTTTGAACGTGCTGTCTTTTTTTGTAGAAGTTGTATTTTTCATCATCACCAGCTTTACCGAACTTTTTCATTAAATCCTTATACTCAACACGTTTGTCGAACCATAAAGATAAAATCCCAGGAATACATCCTTGTTTTTCCTTTCTATATGTTACGCCATTTGATGCAATACTTAAATTTTGGTCTTTAATGAACCTACCTAAGTTTTCGTGACTTATTGCATCACCATCAATATGGAATGTATCTTGTGTTTTTTGTAAGTATTTCTGTGCATCCCAATCTTCAACCTTAGCCACTTTTGCTTCGGGTGATATGTTTAACGTGATAATAATCATTGGATATAACGAAGTTAAATCTAAATCATATACCCAGTCATATTTACCAACTATCGGGTCTTTTACATATGCACCAATGAATTTCTCAGCTCCTGATTCCTTCATTTCTGCCATTTTCTCTCTCCTATCAGCAGGTTTGTTTGGTGCTACCAGATTCTTACGTGATAAATACGTTAATAATGCCCCCTCTAAATATTTTGAGGAATATACAAAATCTTCATACGGAACGTGTCCAGCGTGACAAATACCCCTACATAAATCTATGAACTGCAATTTTTCATCAAGTTCAACTACAATTTCAACATCAACTAAATTATATTCTACAAACTTTTCAACATCTGTATTAAATAATTCATCAAGGTTTCCTTCATATTCAATTTTACCTTTACCCAACTCTTTTCGGCCAATTGTATCTAATCTGTAATTTGGTAATTCACCGAAATTATATGTACGATATAAATGTATGTAATCTATACAACTTACTCCTGCTAAGAAGAAACGTTGTCTATATGGTGAATAAAATGATTGTCCAATAGGCGATAATCTATTCGCTTGTTGTTCTCCTAACAATCGGTTTAATCTATTCCATAAGTAAGGTATATCGAAAAAATCTATATTCCAACCAGTAATAATATCTGGTGATATTTTCTCATACATACTCAAAAATGTAAGTAATAAATCTTCCTCAGTTTTGAATGGAATTACCAATGCCTTACTCGTTTTCTTTTGTTGCATCATTCCTGCTTTATCCATAACCAAAACTACATATTCTTTAGTTTTAGTATCATGAAAACCTATCGCAGTTATTTCATTGGTAGCCTCCTTTACATCAGGTAACCCTGATTCCATTTCTACCTCAATATCAAATGTGAATGTTGTAACCCCATGTGTAGACTCATCCGAATCTCTGTACATATCCACCAAAACTCTCGTTGTTTCGGGTACATCAGATTCGAATAATTCGGCATCATCTTTTTTGAAGTCGTATATCTTTGTTAGTTTATCACCGAAAATTGAAGTATGTACTCCATTTGGTGATTTTTCATATGCGTATTTGGTGTATGGAAATGTTAAATATCCTTTTTGAGAATCCCAAAGGTGCACTAAGTTTTTTTGTCGTTCGTAATATATGTTGGTATACAATTTATTGTGTTATTTTAATATTTGTTATATTTTCTTTTCTTATTACCAGATGCGAACCATTTACTATTAAATAAATTGGGTCATTTAATGGTGCAATTTGTACCAATTTAACAACCGATCCTATCATAAATCCTATTTCTTCCAACATTAGTGGAAACTCTTTTGGTAGTTCTGTGATAGTACCACTTTCATTTATTTTTAAATCAAGAATTACCAAAAGTTTATTTCGTTCTTTGTTTCGGGTTTAATCGTTTCATATCTAGTAATCGGTGGTTCATACTCAGTTGCGTTTTTTGGATATGGTTTTTGTGGATGTTTTAAGTTGTTTAATAACTTCTTACGTTCCCGTTTATCTTTACCTAATAACTGAATGTATCTGTGTTTCCCAGACTCTATTCTTCTCCAGAACTCTTTACGATTTTCTTTACCAATCTCTTTTCTTAAATGTTCTACGTTGTGGCTACCCCATATACTAAATACGGTTCTGCTATGTATCCAATGATATGGATTATCACTTAAAGAAATACCCCAGTTTGGCATCAAATTCATATCTGTGTTTAATCCTTGGTAAATCCAATTTGTAGCTTGATAAATTCCACCCAAATGCTCTTGTCCATTATCTGCATATGATAATAATGCTTTAATGTTAGTATCGTTTTTCTTTAACCATTTGAAACTTTGTGAAATTGCATATGATTCTATGTTTGAACCATACCCATCATCAATGTATAAGCGTGTTAATTCTAATACATTTTCTTTCGTTAATCCTTCTGAAATTGATGTTGGTGCTGACCTGCCGACTGGGTATCCATATATTACACAACCTATTAACTTATCATCACCGAATTGATTTGTATCATCCGATTTATGATAAATACCAAGCGAGTATCTGCACATTGTCCAAGCGTGTGTATAATGCTTACGAATAATTATATCCTTTGCTATGGATTTTGCTATGGGTGCTATATGTACCTTGGAAATATCACAATATGTTTTGTTTAATTCCTTCATTTTAATAATAAGTATCTGTAATCATTCGCCATTGTTGAACCATTAGTGCATGGCCCGGTCCGTGAATTACAGATGGCGCTGAGTTGGTTAATCTATTATATGGTTTTCCTTTTTTGTATATTACATCGAAATTTACACCACCAGAATTGTTTTCAGATAATACTTGAAAAATCTTACATTTTTCATCTACACATATATTTTCGGTATTTGATAAATAAACTTCTTCGATAGGTCCTTGATCTACACTCCCACCGTGCTTTTCTTTATATTTATATGCTTCAGTTAAAGTTTCTATAATCAAATCAATAGGTCCAATAAATGCTCCTGAGTTTAAGTATTTATATTTGTTAGTTGAAGTATAAGGTAAATCCATTCTGTGATTTATGAAATTATTCCTTGAACTACCCATTACCTTATCGTATGATGCTCCTGTTTCGTTTGTATCTTCTCCATTGAAAACTAACTTATCCAAAAAATATTCGTTGTAATTTTTTAGAATTGAATCAAGTCCTCGCATAAATAATATATCACGTGCATCTACACATAGTGCATATTTATATCTATCCTTTAACTTAGTAAGATTTGAAATGTATAAATCGTTTTTAGTGAAATACCCTTTCCACTTTTTATTCTCCCCAAAATTCATTAATGATATCCCTACTCGATTTGCCGATACTATTAGTTTCGTATCCATCTTCGGCTCCGTCTCTACGTAACAACAAACTATTTGTGATGCATCCACCATATTGATTTTTGTATATATTTGCTTTCTTATTTAATACTGCCCCTAAACCGAGTGCACACGTTTCCCAATGAAATACATTTGGATATAATAATACTTTTCTAAATTTTGAAGGATATAACCTACGTTCGTTTATATCAGGACTTGATGATTTTGGTGTTAACAATACGATTATTTTATCATACTTATTACAACTTTCTACAAAATCCATCCACCATTCTTTATAAAATGACCCATATAAAATAAAAGTATCATCATTTGAATTATCCTCAATGATTTTTTCAAATATCGCTTTATTCCATATATATTTTTCCATTAGATATTACGAAAATGCCATTTGTTTTTCAATTACTGCACTTAGTGCATCAGCCATATGTAATACAACGTGCATATTACACGGGGTATGTTTCTCTTTATCATATACAACAAGATATTTTTTATTATCTTCATCATACATACCATCGGTTAGTTTAATTCCCCAATATTCCTTTTCGTTCAACTGAATACCATATTTACTTAATAAAACAAATGTTCTGTCAGTTGCATTTAACCACGATAATTCTGCATTTCGTGTGTACGTTTTCCCTTGGTTTTTTACATGCCAATCGGATGGGTTATGTAAATAATTCATTTTACCAACATCACCCAGTTTACCCAAATCGTGATGAAATGCGGCAAATAATAATTCCTCTTTTGTGAAATCTACAATTCCACCAGTTTCTTCATATAATGCAAGAACCTTCATAGAGTTTCTTACTACGTTCATTATATGTTCAATATAACCACCATCAAAAGCATTGTGAAAATTTACATTACCACTTGCAGGTGATAATAAAAGATTTTCTCCAAGTTCTTCCATTGAATACATGTGAAGTAATCGTTCCAAGCGTTCGCCTGTGAATACTTTTTTAAGTGTTTCTATAAATAGATTATAGTTAGCCTCTAATTCTTCGTTTGTGAGTTTTTTCATTTTTTATTGTTCGTTTTTAATCCAGCGTAATAAATATTTGGCATTCATTTTATCATAAAAATCAGTTGTACCGGTATCAGATGATGGTACTTCGAAAAATACTTGATAATCAACAGGGCTATATTCTCCGTCAACTTGAATTTTTGAGATATAATATAATGTACCACCCCTAAACATATTGAATTCCGCATATGGATTCTGTTTATAAATCAGTTTTTTTAATTCGTTTGTTTGCATACTTTTATATTTCTACTAATATACGAAATTTAATTGGATTAAACAAGTAAAATCTTATTTAAATTTTAGTACAAAAAACGTTGATTTTACAAATGCGTCCAAGTTAGTCTTTTACAAATTGATAATACGTTCCACGTACTGATTCTAAAATTTCGTGCGATTAGTTTTGTAGAAAATCCACGGCTGTATAAATCACGTATCTGTAATACCTGATTATTATTTAATTTTGCCTGTGGGTGATTTTCACCTCTTAAACTATTTCCACTCATTTATTGCTTGAACATATACTTGTTTTGATTGCACACCTGCTAATCTACCAACCTCTTTACCATTTTTGATAAATACTACCAATGGAATGTTTCGTACTCCATATTGTTGTGCTTGTGTAGTATCAACATCAACATCAATTACTTGAAAATTAACTCCTTGAAATTCAGCTTGTACTTGTCCCATTATAGGTGCTAATGCAGAACAAGGTCCACACCACGAAGCTGTGAAGCGTTTTATTACTAAACTCATATTTTTATTTTTTTTTAATTTTTGTTATTATATAATTTTTAAATAGATAATATCTATTTACATTTAATTTTATTTTAGCCTCAGCAACACTACCAAAATAGTTACCATTTACCATGATTGCTTGGGCAAATCCATTTTTACTTCCACTCATTTTTCCTTTGAGTGATTTTGAAATATTATTTCCTCTTTGCTTTCGTTCACTTACGGTAAGTCGTTTCCAGCTATCAGTCACTCCATTTTTACGCTTTTCCTTCTCATCAACTGCACGTAACCCATATCTGTCCTCATATGTGGGCTGATGTTTCTGTTGATTTTTTGCATAAGTACTCAACATATCACAAGTTTCTGGTGTGTGGGTTTTACCAAAAAAGGGATTATTTTCACCTTTCATTGCGTTTGATAAAATATCCATATCAGTTTTTAGAACAACTGATTTATTATCTAAAATTCGGGCACTTTTTAAATTTGCAATATTTTCGTATGTACCTTCTTCATAACACCTTGCTAATAATATATGTGCATTACAGTGATCTCTTACTGATAAGTTTACTATATTTGATATGATATCTAAATTATCACCACACCACATATGCCGAGGAATAATGTGATGTCTATGTAATACCAAAGTATCATCATATTTCGTTTTAGATGCAGAATTGCAAAATTCTTTATAAGTATAATATTCTTCTAATTTCAGATGTGTTGTAACTATCATACTTATAAATATAAGAAATTACACCAAACAGTAGTAAATCACACCAAATAGTAGTAAAAGTTATTAACAATCTGCGGTAAATCTTTTTACTTCTAACATATTATCTCGTTTTTAAATATTTTTGTATTTCTTTTTTCTGTTCTTCGTTCCAACTTTCATCTTCTGCCAATTCTTTTACCGCCTTATCACCTTTTTTCTTATTGATGATAAATTCTTGCTCCATTTCTTCTAGGAATTCATCGAATTTATCAGTTCCTAATTGTGATGCTAAATTGTGTTTTAAGTTTTTCATAATACTATTTTAATTGATTGAATATATCCCGAGTGAGTTTTATATTCGATACCTTTCTGTATATTTTTAGCTTATCGGTTGGTATTAATTTCCGTTTCGCAATATCTTGCCCCTTATCACGGGATGCTCCTAAGTTTATTATTTTGTGTTGGTTTGTAATACAATCTGCTCCATGTAATAAGAAATTTGGTTCTTTTATAATTCCCTTAATCTGTGGATTGATACACCGTTGTATTGCAATTACATTTTTATCATTGATTTTTTCAACTATTGAAAATCCTACTATTAAATCTTTATAATATACCGTAACAATATTTACCATATCAAGGTTTTTCTTGATTATATTTAATAACTTTATTTGGTGTTTTGATTTGTGCTCTTTTGACCACAAATCTACAATATTATCAATATCTGAATGATAACCCACTTTTATTGTGGTATCTTTAATATTAGTAAGGAAAGTACGTATTTTCTTATAACGCTTCCCTTGCATCTTTACAAAATCCGTAGTTGAATATACATATTCCCTACCAAATTGGTCTATTTTTCCTTTAATGTTGTGATTTCGTAACGTTATACCACTTTCGGATAACATTTTTTTGGTTTCATCGGTAATTTCTGTGTTACCATATTGAACACAACTATAATTACCCATTATTGCACTAACTTTTATAATAATCAAATCATCGTTAATGATTTTGAATTTCATATCTCTAAATTGTTGATATATAACTGAATTGAAATATTCTATATTCTTTACAGTTTTGTTTTTTTCAACAATGATTTGATTATTTGTTTCATCTATTGCAATCCAATCTTTGTAAATTAAATCTCGCATCCCCCAGCTCCACCACAAGCAATTTCTTGTGCTAATTCAGTATTATCTGCAATTTCTATAACTTTGGTTAAATCAATATCTTTCAACTGATTAAATAATTCCCAGTATTTTTCTTCCGTAATATCTTCAAAAGGTGTTTGCTTGTAACTACCACCGTTAAATGGTAATATAGATAATCCGTTGTATGCAAGTCTGTTTTTCCACATCCATTCTCCAACTTCATCCCACTCATCATCTTTTACTGAAACCGTACAAGATACATTATGCTGATTTTGTCCTTTTCTATATCCATTATGAACCCACGAACTTGAAATAAACTTAACTCGTTCCAATAAATCAATTGGTGATTCACGTCGTGTTATTGCCCCGTGTGGTGCTCTTTGTGGTACTGAAATTACAGCTTGTTGGTCAGGTCTGAAATATTCATCTTCTAATAAATTTGGATGATTTTCTAATAGATATGTGTAAATTGATTCTTCTTTACCAATTCTCATTCTTCTAATGTAAAACTCATTGTGCCAAGCGTGAATTCCACTACTCGTACCTAATACCAGACTTGTTGTATTATGTGAAACCGTTCCATTTGACATTTGATAAACTGGTTTATTTTCTACTTCAATATCTACTGTGAATGATTGTGTTATTTCTTTTTTTTTGAATTTCATATTATTTGTTCCCGTAATTTGTTCTTTATTTGCTCTTTATTTGAATGCCAGTCAGTATCCCAAATTGATATAACCGTAAAATTTCTGTTTTTGTAAATTTTATTTTTTATTTCATCAATTTGTCTAATTTCACCTGCTGTTTTTTTTATTCTTGGCACGATTTCTGTATCACTGGGAAATATAGTTTCACGTGCATGCCAAAAATCTCCATTGTATCTTATAATATACTTATTATTTACTATAATATCTGGATATAGTATATTTTGATTCAATTTCGTTTTTTCATTAATATCAAGTATAATTCCAGTTTCACTTCTATGTCCGATTACGTTGCTATACATAGTTCGTAAAAATGATTCAACTTCAAGTTGTCCCTTTGAATTAAATATACCTCGTTGCCCTGCTTTCCAATTTTTACATGATTCATTATATTTTTCAATACCAATATCATTTCCATATTTTTTAATATAATTTTCAATAGTACGTCCTTTGGATTTATTTATCAAATGATATTGTTCAATTCCATCAATTTCACCAAAAGTAGTTATAAACCATTGTTTATCTCTTTTTTGATACTCCTTTAGTGCTGATTTTGCAAGTTCTAATTTTCCATTATGAAATTTTACCCAATAGTTTAAACTTCGTTTTGATGTCAATTTTAAATTTTCAATATATTCTAAATATTTTTGATTTCCAGTTTTATCACCATATCGTTTTATAAAAGAATCAATATTATTCAAGCTGCCGACCGCGTGTTTTTTTCTAATGGCAACAATCTCATCATCGGTGAATCCATTTCGTTTCAATGAGGTAATACCGACTGATAATTTCTTGTTTTTTTCTTTATATTTTTGATTACCGATAATTTCACCATATTTATCAATATACCAATTTAAAGTAAATCTATATTTTAATTTATTTTTATATTCAATCCATTTTTTATTACCGTCCGCAACACCATACCTAATAATATAATTATCTAAAGTATTTGCAAGTGTTTTTTTGTGATTATTCCATTTTTCTAATCCAACTTTTTCACCATATTTTCTAATCCAAGATTGTCTCACAGATGCCATAATATACTCCTTTATTATAAATATAAAAAACTACTGTTAAACCTACTAAAATAAGAAAAAGTTATTAACTATTTTTAAATTAAATGTATGAAATCATCATTTTCTGTAATATTGATGGCTTCCTTCCATTCACCATTTGACATCATAAATTTGTGATGTGGTGTGCATTCTATAATACTATCATCTTCCATAATAAA